CCCCAGCTATGTACAATCCATTCAACTTTGCACCAGTTAAGGGTATTATGACACGTTATGCGAAGAAGATGGTTAACAACCGTTACTATGGACATGTTCGTGTTGACGGTCTTGTACATTGGAGCATTAACGAGTTCAGATAAATCGTTGAAAATCAATAACTTAATAAAAAACTTGGGTAGTGATAACTGCTCAAGTTTTTTTGTTTTTATACTCGACCCTTTTTTCTTCTTGCTTGATATTTATATAAAATAGGTATGGATAATGAAGAAATTATAAAAGACTACCAAGATGGTATGGGTATATATAATGTTTGTACAAAATATCATATTGGAAAATTGAAATTAAAGTCTATTTTGGCTGAGAATTAAGATGTCTATGTGTAAATCTATATTACATAAAAAATATGGTTTTCCAATGACAATGACTGAACTTGAAATGACAAGGGAACTTGGATATGACGGAATATGGGACTGTGGACTGTTCAAATATGTATGGAGAAAGGGATAGCATATCAGCTTTAACTGTCGAAAAAGATGATAAATAAAAACAAAAATATGAGCGAGAAAATGTTTTTTCTCGCTCTTTTTTATATTATTTTGGTGTAAAAATGAATTAATGAAATATTTAAGATATTTATATATATAATAAATTAAGAGTAAAATAATAAATATTAAAATTATAAAGAATTATGGCAGATAATGCAAGAGGAATCCACGTAAGTCCTGGAATATACACACGTGAAATCGATTTGAACTATGCTGTTCGTAGTCTTGGTATTACAACTCTTGGTGTTGTAGGTGAAACACTAAAGGGTCCAGCTTTCCAACCTATGGATATTTCGAATTGGCGTGAATTCCAAGATGTTTTTGGCGGAACAAGTACTGAGAAATTTAAAGGAAGTCAGTATCCTAAATATGAGTTGCCTTACATTGCTAAGTCATACTTAAAGGAGAGTGAGCAGCTTAAGGTTGTTCGTATCCTTGGTCTTAGTGGCTATAACGCAGGTCCAGCTTGGGTCGTTACTGCAAATGGTCAAGCTGTAGTTGTATTGCGTTCAAGAGGAACATATAAGCCATATGTTGCTGGCGATAGCGGCAATTGTATTTGTAACCAATCAAAGTATGATAATCTTAGATATTTTGTTGGAGAGAGAACTGCTAGCGTTAGTGGTTGTACAAAGGATGGATATAACTTAAAAGCCCTTAAGATTGAGGGATATACCCCATTTACTAGCAATGGCGATGAATGTAGTGGACATACCATTAGTGGTGATGCAATTGATTGGTCAGTAAGTGCTACAAATCACGGTAGATTTAAGATTATTGGTATTGAAGGACCAAGTACTAGCACTGCAAATTCAGATTCAAGTGGACACACATTTGAATATTCAGTTTCATTGAACCCATTTGATAAAGAATATATCTTGAAGGTTCTTGGAACAAATCCTAGTGATGGTGATGCTCCAATCTATGTTGAATCACTTTATGATGTTGCACTTGAACAAGGTATTGCTGATAATGTAATTGATAAGATTGATAGTGGTGAAACTGTTGAGTCATCTACAACTAAAGATGTTGCTAATTATGGTTTGAAAGCTTTCCAAGTTTATTATACAGCAGATTATTGTCATCATTCACCTATTTACAGCCTAATGAGAGTTCCACAAGAATCACTCACAAGAAAGTGGGTTGGCAGAAGGCTTCTAGCAGATAAAGATTCTGCTAAAGATAATATTAAGTGTGTAAAGTTTGATTATAAGACCAATAAACCATATAATGGTGAAGTTAATGAGGAAACAGTAAAAGTTGGTCAAATCTACACTGTAAGACAGTATACAGATACTAGTGGAAAGAGACATTATTTCTATGCTTATTACGATAATGGTACAGTTTCTAGTGCAATCACTGACCCAAACATAGAAGCCATAGATTATTATGGAAACTTAACTAATGGTGGTAATAGCGGTAATAGTGGTGATTCAGCTTCACTTGTTCTTAATATGGCTGATGGGTTGTATTATAAAATGAACAGCGATAATACTGATGTTACATATGTATCACTTGATATGAATGATTATAAGTCTTCATTCAGATATGCTTCAACTCCTTGGATTGTTTCTAACTTGAAGGGTGATATTAATAATGTTGAGGTTAACAAGTTGTTCAGATTCCATACAATTTCTGATGGCGATAATGCAAACTATGAGGTTAAGGTATCAATTGAGAACATTAGACCAGATGATGGTGTATTCGATGTAGTTGTACGTAGAATCGATGACCTTGATGAGTCAATCATTCCACTTGAGAAGTTTACAAGATGTTCAATGACTCCTGGTGATTCAAACTACATCGCATTCAAGATTGGTTCATTCGATGGCGTATATGAGTCTAAGTCTAAGTATATTACAGTTGAGGTAAATGAAACAACTGCTGCTAAGTTGTCAGTTCCAGCAGGTTTCCTTGGCTATCCAATTCCACAGTATAGTGGAACACCAATAGCTGGTTCTTCACATGCAGTTAAGTTCCCAACTATTAAGTACAATAGAAATTATGATGAGGATATTAAGAATAGAAAGCAATACTTTGGTCTTTCTTCTTGGGTTGGCGTAGACATCGATAACTTTACCTTTAAGGGTAATAAGGCATATGTTGATGACCCAAGATTCTTGTCTCATGGTTTCCACCTTGATTCAAGATTAGATAGTGCAAATGGTGGTATTGAAACTTCAGCAATAACAGTTGATGGAGAGCATGGATATGAGTTCGATTCAGTTTCAACCAATGCTAGAACTAACTTGTTATCTGAACCACCTATCATTGATACGGAGGCAAATATGTATGGTTCAATCTATGAATATGTAAATCTTCGTAAGTTCACCGTATTCTTCTATGGTGGTTTCGATGGATGGGATGTTTACAGAGACCAAAGAACCAATACAAATGACTACAAGTATTCACAGTATAGAGGATACATCAATACAAACAGTGGTGAGGGTTATGCATTCAATAGAATTAAGAACCCAGACTTGATTGGTTTGAATCAGAATGGTATTACCTCTGACTGGTATGCTTACCTCGCAGGTATTCGTCAGTTTGCAAACCCTGAAGCAACCGATATTAACGTACTTGCAACTCCAGGTATCGACTACGTAAATCAGAAACTTCTTGTTGATGAGGTAATCGAAATGGTAGAGGAAGAGAGAGCTGACTCAATTTATGTTGTAACAACTCCTGATAAACCAAATGGAGCTGGTGACTATGTAGACGAGATGTATACTCCAGAGGATGCTGTTTATAACCTTGAGGACAGTGAGATTGATTCTAACTATACTTGTACATATTATCCTTGGGTTAAGTATCTTGACCAAGACAATAATCAGTACATCTACTTACCTCCAACGAAGGATGCAGTTAGAAACTTCGCTCAGACTGATAATACATCATATCCTTGGTTCGCACCTGCAGGTATTAATCGTGGTGATGTTGAGTGCGTAAGAGCTCACTTCATTACCAAGCTTGCTGATGAGGATACTCTTTATGAGGGCAGAATCAACCCAATTAAGACCTTTGCTCAAGACGGTCCAAAAATCTGGGGTCAGAAGAACCTTCAGATTAATGAGTCTCAGCTTAACAGAATTGCAGTTCGTAGATTGTTGCTCAGAATGAGAAAGTTGATTGCAATTTCTTGCATTGGTCTCATCTTCGAGCCAAACGATGCAACCATCAAGCAGTCATTCATTTCAACCGTAACTCCAATCTTGGATAGCATCAGAAGCAACAGAGGTATCTCTGATTACAGAATTGAGGTCAATGATTCAATCGAGAGTCGTGAACGCAGGGAACTTCCATGCAAGATTTACTTCAAGCCTTACAATGCTCTTGAATACATAACCATCGATTTTGTCTTAACTGCGGAAGGGGTTAGCTTTGATAATATCTAATTGATAATCAGATAGTTATATAAAAACTCTATAAATTAACGGGAGAAAAAGAGAATTTTCTTCCGTTTTTTTATGTTAAAATTTGTTTATTTCAGAAAAATTATATATATTTGCTCCAGAAGGTGTATTTTTTAATTTCAATGAGTATTTATAATAAAATGATGATATGAAATATACATTAGAAAAAATAATAAATAGGGCAAATGAAATTCACAACTATAAATATGATTATTCACTAATGAATGAATATAAAAACAATAGAGTGAAATATCCAATTATATGCCACAAAAAAGATAATAACGGAATTGAACACGGTGTGTTTTATCAAGACTTCGACCACCACATAAATAGGCAGCATGGATGCCCTCATTGTAGCGGCAATGCTAAAAGGACATTAGAGTCTTTTATTAATGATGCACGAAAAGTTCATGACAATAAATATGATTATAGTAAATTTGAATATAATGGGATACACACACCATCGATAATTATTTGCCAAGAGCATGGCGAATTTTTACAAGCACCAAATGACCATCTTCATGGTCAAGGTTGTCCTAAATGCAAAGGAAAAAGGATATGGGATAGTAGAGGAAGATTAACGGTAGACGAAGTAAAGCAACAATTTAAAAAGATTTATGGTGATTTATATGATTATTCTTTATTTACTGAATATGCTAATAACAGAACTAAAATACCAGTAGTATGTAAAAAACATGGGATATTTTATGTAACCCCAAATAACCATTTAAGGGGTAGAGGATGTCCACATTGTGCTCAGAGCAAATTAGAAAAAAGTGTGTTTGATTTACTAGTTGAAAATAAAATTGACTTTATTGCACAACATAGATATGACGAGTCTAACAATAAGAATGCGTTAGATTTTTATATTCCAAGTAAAAATATTGCAATAGAATGCCAAGGTATTCAGCACTTTAAACCTGTTGATTTCGCTGGAAAAGGCAAAGAATGGTCTGAAGAACTATTTACCAAAAACATACAGCGAGATATATACAAAAATCAGTTGTGTAAAGACAAAGGCATTAAGTTATTATACTATGTGCCAAAGAGTAATACCGTTCCTGGGTATAAGAGTAATCCTAAGTTTTGTGGATTGTACACCGATGAAAACGTTTGTAATAATCTTTCCCAGTTAAAAGAGGGTGTTTCATTTGATGATATTTAATTGAAATGTAATTTTATAGCTATTTAATAATTAGGAGGATACAATATTCCTCCTAATTTTTTTGTCATAAAAAAAGGCAATAACATAGAAGTTGACCCAAATAACTACTAAAAATGAACAGCCAAACACGGTTGCTCATTTTCTTTTTTGTTAATAATGAATAAATCCCATTGGCATACACTGAATATGTCAATGGGATTTCGTAATTTTGCATCTGCCATCAAGTTTCCTCTCTGTGATGTTTACTATCACCGTGTGATATAATAACATGGAAGCTGAAAGAAAGGGCAGAAAGGAGTTGTTGCCTATGAAAAAGAACTTTTTCAAAACAACCAAAGAATACATCTTGTATGTTAAATCTTTGATGACTGTAAAGAGTAAACTAATCTAAGTGACTCTCTAAAAGCAAAAACTCTTTTTCTTTCCTCACCTCCGCAGAAGGTGGGGTTCTTTTTATATTAACTCACCAACAGTAAGTTTTAAACAGATTAGTATGCCAAAATTGCATAATCCATCTGGATTGTCAATGTAATTTCTGCCAAGTCATCAGAACCGTAATCAATCTGACCGAAGTCAGCTTCAGTAATCATGCAGTTCTTAAGAATCCACTTGGAGACGACAACACCAGTTGGGTCAAGCATTTCAAGCTCAATGTCACGCTTATAACCAGCAGCATAACCTTGACGACCAGTTACTGACTCAGAATGTAAACGTACCCATTCCATTACAGCTTGTGAAGCTGAAGGGCCGATTGGGTCACGAAGTGTAACTTGTATTGAAGACCATTTATAACGTCCAACAACGTAGGTCTCTGTGTTTAAGAATTCAATTGCCTTACCCTCTTGTGTAATCTTTGGACGGCTTGCTGACTTGCACCACCATTCTTGAATTCCAAGGTCTGCTGGGAATCTAAGCAAGAATCTATTTTTCCTGAGAGGCTCATAGTTGAGCGGCATTTTAAGTAATAAATCACTCATTTTTATTAAATATTTAATCTAGATTATTTTATTCTTTTGTTATTATAATTTAATATAAATATATGATATTAGATTTTTTTACTAAAAAAAAAAATTGGAATTTACAAATATTTTTAATATATTTGCAAATATGGTTAAGTTATTATTATTAATGTTGTTAGCCCACATTGCTGATGATTTCTATTTGCAAAGCATATTGGCTAATATGAAACAGAAGAGATGGTGGGAACATTCTGAGTGGTACAAGCCATTATATAGGGATAAGGAGTTGCTATTAGAAGATATAAAGAAAGGTGTTGATTGATTCAACACCTTTATCTTTTATTTACTCCCAGTATTAGTTAATAACTTATCACTATCTAGGAACACTGATTTAAAATATTTGTATAACTCTGATGTTGGATGGTCAGCATATTTCTTTAATCCCTCTATGGAAATTTCTCTAATTTTTCCAACAATAGGCTCATGCTGAATAATTTCTTGAGCATACATTGCAATTTCTTCCTCAGAATCACCTTGACCCATTTGTTGTGGTTTTTGTGGCATTGTGGGGTCTCCAATCTGCTGATTACCACCCATCATATCTGGGTTCTCACCTCCCATTTCTTGTGGGTCTTGCATCATTCCTTCATCTCCATTGAACATATAATCTTCTGAGAGTTGTTTCTTTAATTCATTCAACTCTTCGATTAAAACTTTAATATCTTTTGTATTCTTTTCCATAATAAAACGTTTTATTTATGTATAAATATCATCAAAACTGAATTTATTTCTCATAACTGTTGAAAAATGGGTATTAGTTTTTTATTTTTTATAAAAATGGATAATAATTTAATAAAAAACGATATAACTAGTTATGAGTAAAATTAAAATGTTAGTAATTCCTAGTGATAGGACTGGTGTTGGATATTTCCGTTCAGTTTCTCCTCATCAGTACATTGCAGAGCATTATGGTGATGAATTTGATGTGGATATTGTCTACAGCATGCCAAATGGAGATATTGAAGGCTTTTTAAAACAATATGACCTCATTCATATCCACAAGCAATTAGATAAAGAGGGTAAGATTATGCAGATGA